CGAGCTCTTGGTTTACCTCCATTAGGTGCGGGAGGGACAGCGTATTTAATCAAAGAATCAACCATTGATAGTTGGATTAAACCTTTAATTTCTGGTACTAGTTCTTTTGTTTCATCATACGCGGTCAATAGCCAACCTAGCATTGCAAACGCTTCCTTTCTGGGCGCCAGCGTAGGACACTTTATTGGAGGATTATTTGATTAATAATTAAAAATTAATATATTTCAAAATAATATATATATATATATAAGATGATATTGTATGGAATCGGATTATTTACAACATTTTTTTTATGTAATGGATGTGGAAGTGATCCTACTTTGGAAAGTTAGATAATTAACTCATATAATATATATATATATATGATATTTTATGGAATAGGATTATTAAATAATACGGTATTATATTTTAGAATACCCGCGTATAATTTAATTGTATAATTAAACTTTAATAATACAATTAGATTTATAAGTACTATATAAAGATTTATTAACAATAATTAATAAAATAATACTAATAAATGAATATTGAAAAAAATATATTTGAAAAAATATGAGATCATGAAGCTTCTTCTACAATAGTGTATCAAGATGAATATATTACTGCTTTTAATGATACTAATCCAGACGCACCCATACATATTTTAATTATTCCAAATCGAAAAATCGATTCTTTAAACTCGATTACAGAAAATGATAGTGTTTATTTATCTAAAATATTAATAACTGCTAAACATCTGGCAAAGACATTTAATATAAGTGACACTGGCTATCGACTAATAACAAATTGTAATAAAGATGGTGGTCAAGAAATTAATTATTTACATTTTCATTTAGTAGGAGGAGTAAAATTAGGAAGAATGATACATCTTCCTAAAGAATCTAAAAAAATATTTATAAAAAATAAAATTGATTAAAAGCTTGTTATATTTTTATATAAAAATGTCTGATTTAGACGAATATTCATATATACTTCTGGGTAAAGAAGGTAGTTATAGAGCCTATATATGTTATCTAGTAGATAATAAGAATTATAAAAACAAAATATATAATTCTTATACAGCTTCTAAATTTTTTGATTTGCCTATAAATAAGGTTGTTCCATATAATATTTTATTCACCTATTGGAAAATCATCGAATGAAGGAAATATAACTTATCATTATCAATTTTCAGATTATTTATTCCAAGTAGGTATATTATCAGATAAAATAGAAATAATCAATAATAAAATAAAAAAAATTAAAACAGCTATAAAGAAAAAGGGTTTTTTGGTAGGTAATAAACCCTTACAATTTAGATATTGGTGGACAGAGTTTAGTGAACGGAGAGCAATGAATATTATTTCTAAATGGATAAAAAATATTCGAAGCAGAGAAGATTATAAATTTAGAAATTTAATCAACCTTTAAATTCCTGGGATGTAAATAATATGGTTTATATGTTTTATAATTGTTATGAATTTAATCAACCATTAGTCTTATGGGATGTTTCTAATATAAAAAATATATGTGGAATATTACTACTATAGAAGATATGTATGGAATGTTCGATGAGTGTGCTCTTAAAAAAGAATATTATCCTAAAAAATATTCAATTAAATATAATTAATTAATTTTATTAAATAGTATTTATTTGCTCAATGAAAGGAAACAGCTTATCAAAGATTTAAAAGTAGTTTAGAGATAATATCAATAAGATAAAATCAATAAAATTGGATTGGTACATTTTATTAAAAAATTGGTGATACTATATGTTCTGTATCAATTTAACCTAATAAAAATAGGTAAAACACTTCACTATAGAAATAGTAATACGATTAATATTATTTTTGACAACTATAAATTTAATTTAAACTAATATATATATATATATAAAATGTTAAAAAGAAAAAGTATTATAAAAATAAATAGTCATAAATTAATAAAAATTTATAATAATATAAAACTAAAAAAGAGATTTAAACTTATACACGGGCAGGGCAGGGCGGCAGCCCGCTTTGCTTTGACCTGTGCACATCGCGCGGTTAACCCTGACCATAACCAAAATAAAAAGGGACGGGCGCCCGCTTTGCTTTGACCTGCGCACATCGCGCGGTTAACCCTGACCATAACCAAAATAAAAAGGGACGGGCGCCCGCCTTGATCACGGCCCCGCTTATACATACTTTTGGAGATAGTCATTCAAAACATGGTTGGAATAATAGTATTAAAAAACATCACATAGGTCCGTGTTTATGCTACTCATTTGGACAGGAAAAGTTAAATAGATGCAATATTAATAATTTCAACATAAATAACGGAGATTCTATTGTTTTTTGTTTTGGAGAAATTGATTGCAGATGTCATATTCACAAATACATATCTGTAACTAAATCTTATCAAACAATAATAGATGAAATTGTTACTAATTATATAGATGCTATTTTACTGAATATTCAAAATTGTAAAGTAAAACTAAAAAATATTTGCATTTACAATATCATTCCTCCTACTCAAACTCAACAATATATTATAAAGAAAGATCCATTTTTTCCTCATTTAGGTAGTGATAAAGAACGGAAAATGTATGTCTTATATTTTAACAAATTATTAAAAGAATATTGTGTATTAAATAATTGGATATTTTTTGATATTTATGAAAATTACACTGACGAAAATGGTTTTTTAAATAAAAAGTTTAGTTACGATAATGTTCATATATCAAATGGTATTTTTATTGATAAATTTATTAAAGATAATATCTAGTATTAATTCATTAAAATTTATTATAGATAAATTAAATCTATTTATAATATAATGTCTAGTATTAAAAAATTAATTACATTTATAGAAAAAAATTTAAATATTAATATAGATAAAAAAATATTTACGCGTGATATTTACTATCTAAATCTTCTAGTTTTTAAACTTTATAAAATTTATTCTAATAATACCCTATCATATAATGACAAACTTTTAAAAATTATGAATCTTAGAGATCCCCAAAATAATATTTTTTTAACTAAAAAACAAGCAAAATATATTCTAGATCATTATGCTAAAAACATATATAATGTATACAACAAACTATATAGTCTTAAAAAAAACGCGATTATCAATAAAAAAAATAATTTAATGTACGGTGGCAATACTATTACTAAAATAAATGATAAACTAAATTCTGTTACTGGATATTTAAACGATCCTGGAACAGAGCAAAAAGCAACGTTATTATTTAATTGGATATTTTTTCCGTTATGGTCATTAGAACACTCTCCATTCATAGGACCTTTTGTAGAGATTCCATTAGATATTTTAACTATTATTTTAGATAACTTAGATGTTATTATGGAAATGATCGCACCTATTGTTCCTATAATATTAGATACTATTGTTGATGTTGGACAAGCTATTCCTGCGTATGGCACCGTGGTTTCAGCAGCAGCTATACCCCTAAATTTTGTAGAAGGACCTATTGAGGAATTAATTGCGAATTATACTGATATTATTGGTATGTTTATAAATATTGCACGTAAAGATTGGGACTTAGCATATATGTCGGCATTAGCAGCAATTCCAGTATTTGCGGATATAATGGACGCAGTTATTACAAACGCCTATATCGCAAATAAATGGCTATTACAAATAAATGATAAACTGGAAAATGTAACATCTGTTATTGATAAAGTGGAACAAAATATACATCACTATAAACCCATTGCGAATGAATTGTTAGAAAATCCCAACTTATTATTAAATCCTACATTATTAATTAAAAATATTATTATTCCAAATAAAGATATACTTTGATTAGAAACATTTTCTAATAAACAATTAACCTCAATTCTAGATAAAATAACACAATCTAAAGATACTATGAAAAAAATACATAAAAATAAAGAATTATATAATAAAGATTATTCTAAATTTTATAAAGATGTTTTAAAACCGTATTTAGAAACCGTGCCAGAAAACCATACCATATTTAAATTAAGTAATACTATTTTACAAAATATAAATCATTTATTTTAATTTACTTAAACATAAAATAAATATGGTATATAATGACACATTTTAATATTTTAATTAGTAATACTACTAATAATATTAATGAAATAAATAATATACATTTTAAAAATATTATAAATGAATTAAAACATATAGAAGATTATTTACAAAAAAAAAATGATGAACTAAAAGTTAGAGAAAATACTATAAGAGTAAAGGAAATAGAACTAGAAACTAAATTATTAGAAATTACTGATTTTAAAAAGGTATCTGTCTATAAATCATTAAGTGACCAGGTTCTTCAGAAAGATTTAGAAATAAATATATTAACAAGAAAATTAGAAAGAAGTAATTCTCGAGTAGAAAAAAATAAAACAAATATAACTTCTAATACAAAGGTTTTAGATACAATGAACTCAAATCTTACAAAAGGACTAAATACTATAGAATTAATAATAAATAATTCTAATGATTTATCCAAACTAGATTCTACTGAATTAATAGATGATAAATCAGTAGAACTAATAAATAATAAAGTGTCATTAACAGATAATGACTCGCACGAACTAACTGATAATAAGTCTACTGAATCAATAAATAATGAAGTGTCGTTAACAGATAATGAAGTGTCGTTAACAGATAATGAAGTGTCGTTAACAGATAATGAATCTAGTGAACTAATAAATTCATCACAACCCATAGAATTATCAAATGAACCAATAAACATAGAACATAATTCTGGTGTTGTAGATATAGATTTTTTCGAGGAAGAAATTAACGGAAAATCCTATTATTTTGGTTCAGATAATTTTGTATATAAAAAACTTAAAGATGATTCCATAGGTAAACGTATATTAGGTTCATTTACAGAAGATGATTTAGGAAATATAGATATTAGTTGGAAAAATAAATAAAGTCTATATTATTCTTTTATAGCTTAAATCCACTATCATTAACTTTTCAATATAGTTATTCTTCTTTATTTTCTTCTTGTGATACACTATATTGATGCTGCGAGAGTGGACTAGGTGGTATTTTTTTATCAGATTTATTTATACTATCTTCTTTAATTGTTTTTTTAATATCTGGTATAGTCTGTTTAATAAAAACAATTAGTTTATTATATATTTTTCCTATTTCTTCTAACTCTTCCGCTAAAAAAGCTCCTCTTTTAGTACATAACTGAATCATTTGACATATTACATTAAGATCATTTATAGTAAGTTGAATAGATTGAGTGGACATTATAAACTAATTTATTTAATTATCTTTAAATAAATTAGATCTATTAAAAAACGTATTAATTTTATCATTTAAATATTTATTGATTATTATAAAGTTCTATAGAAAGAACCGTTACTATTGAGGAATTGTTTCTCACAGTCAAAGCATTTTGTTGGTTGTGCTAAATCAGCATATTCTGGTCCGTGTGTTTTCACATATTGTGCTTCACAATCAAAACATTTCGAGGGACCACCTAAATATTTATTATTACTAGATAACTGTCTTTCACAGTCAAAACATTTTGTTGGTTGTCCTAAATAAAAATTGCTATAAGACTCGATATTAGTAGTAGAAATTAGGATTATTAATAAAAATAAACATACTAGTGGAATATTCATTATATAATAGTATTAGATAAAAATATTATATAATTATTTATTAATTATATAATATTTAGAATTAATAAAACTAATTCTATATATACATATCAACAATATATTTTAATATAAAATTTACTATAAATATAGGTGCTAAAAATATCCTACTTAAATTATTATTTGTATCTTTTACTTCATGGATCCATTTTAATTTTGTCATGCCTACTATATCTAATGGAAAAAATATTATAAAAATAATAAATAAATTAATAAACGATACATAGAGAGATAAAATACTATATAGTGTACCATACCCTATAAAAAAATACGGATTATTTTCTACAATAGATAATTTATTTAAAGGAGATAAATTATTATAAAACGAACTATATTCTAAACAATAATATCCATAACTATGTGCCAACAAGATAGAGCTCATATATTTACCTATAAATGGTATATAATATAACAAATTAATTAAAAAATAGTAAACAGTTGATATTAAAAAAAAATAAATATATTTATTTAAATCTATAGAAATATATATTTTTTTATCTTTAAGAAATGCCAATAAATCATTAAATTTATCTAATGTAAATATGTAACAAAAAATAAATACAGGTATTATCCATAAATAATAGATATATTTTATATAACTATTAGAATAATAATTATATAAATAAGTTGGTATATATAATAAAGTAATATTAATAAATAATATATATAAATAGGTATATAATGAGTTTTTAGATAATATATATATGTTTGTAATAGAGCTTATATTATTACCAATTCCTTTTATTATATTATTGAGCATATTATTAATAATATTATAATAATATTTATAATAATATAATAATATTTATAATAATATCATATTAATAATAAACAATAATTATTATTTAATACTTATGAAAATTTATTCATACTAACTCCACCAATATTATAACCATTAGGAACAGTATCATGTGGGGTCATTTCATATAAAGTAGAATGACTATGGGATGAAGAATTAGATATTTTATCTGAAATTCCTGAAAGGTCACTATTACTTATATAATCTGCCGTTTTATTAAATAGTCTAAATTGATTTTCGGACATTGTAGGACTATTAATATTACCTCTAGAATTATGTGTGCTTAACCAGTCCGAACCACCCCCCGCCATACTTTTTACAATATCTAAATCTATATTGGATGATTCTGGATGTATTTCGTTTCCAGAAATATTACTAGATGGAATGGAATTTAAAGAATTTGTTGATTCTTTCGGACTAATAGAAAGATTTACTTTACTATCTGGTATGTTATATTCGGGAAACCCTGCGATATTTGCGGAAGACTCTAAATTATCTATAGAACCATTATAATTATCTGTAAATGTATTTAACTGCATCTCATTATTATAGTAGGGTAACTGTCGTAAAGGTGTGTGCGTTATATCACTTCCTGAAACCACATCATTAATGTTTTGAAATATGTTTGGAGGTATGGAAGCACCTGTTATTAGTTTTGTTCCACCTTTTTGTTCATTAATATATAATGAATATATTGACATCAATACACCTAGAGGTATAAGAGTATGTGATGATAGGGTAAGAGCAGTTAAACCTGATATTTTTAAATAATTTCCTAATAAATCATCATCTAATAATGGAATTTTATTTTCTAAAAAGTTTCCACCTTTTTGATCACTTGATACAATATAATTTATAGATTTTTCAAATAAATCTCGTCCCATAATTAAAGATATTGGGACTAATGTTGCGGTAGTTAACATTTTTATACCCAAATATTTAAGATATAAATCTAATACTCTATTAGATACTAATTTATTTAGAAATGATTTTAAATATAACCCACCAATCTTATTATCCGACCCACCAGTCGTTTTATATATTGCCCCATAAGATGTTATTATATCTTTTGCGGTAATAGGAGTTTTTGTTGGGTTGGAATAACTTAATTCGGAAGAATGACTAATTTCAGAGTTAGAACGATTTTCTGTAGAATTATCCATATATAATATATAAATATATTAATTATCATAAAATCCTCTTTTATTCTGAAATTCATCTATTATATTTTCTAATTTTTCACATAAAGATTCTCTATCATTATCTAAATCTATAAAAATTTTATCAATCTCTATTCTATTCGAATTATTTAAAGTATATTCGATTTCTAGTTTTTTGACAATATATTCCTTACAATCTGTGAATTTTTCATTAACAATTGTTTTTATAACTTCTAATAAATCTTCTTTAAAAATATATTTTATATCTTTACCTCTACAATACTTTTTGTACTGTTTTTTAACATAAAAATATGTTAATTCTTCGACTGTTGTTACTAAATCTATTGTATTTTCGTTAATTTCTTGCATTATAGTATAATATAATATTTATATTTATAATTACCGTACTTATAAATGAAATTATAAATGAAATTATATATGAAATTATAAATGAAATTATAAATGAAATTATAAATGAAATTATAAATAAATGAACATAATTATAAATATTTATAAATAATAAATTATAATAGTATATGATTTATTATTTATTATTTATATTTTTAATAATAATTTGTAAATTCTATTTTATAGAAATTATATATAATTTTATATTTTTATTTAATCTTTATAAACTATATTATAATTATCCAACTATTAATAGTTATCATATAGATAATTTAATAAAATCTATAGATAATCTTGGGATATTTGCTATAAAACTTGTACAGTGGGGTTTAGCAAGATTTAAACTCTATAATAAAGATACTACAATAAATTTTGATAAATTAGAAAAATATTATGAAGAATGTCCTATACATAATGATAATTATACATATGATATCCTCTATAATGAATATAAAGTTGATTTTAGAAATAAATTTAAGCTAAAAGTTATTGCATCTGGAAGTATTGCACAAGTGTATAAACTAACATCATTAAAAAATAATAAAATATATGCTTTAAAGATTATACATCCAAATCTTAGAACTAAATTGTTAGTTTCTAAAATTATAATAAAAAGTATTATTACTATTTATAAATTTATTTCTAGATCTAAGTTAATTTATTTAGATTTAACAAGTTTTTTTAATTATATAGATTCGCAATTAGATTTAAGAAAAGAATATAACTATCAAACATATTTTTATGAAAATTTGAGAAATAAATTTGTCATAATACCTAAACCAATTATATGTACTAAAAATACTTTAATTATGTCTTTCATAGAGGGAGAAAAGTTTGATGATTTAGATATATCATTTTATAAAAAAGCAACAATAATACAAGACCTTAAAATGTTTTCATTTGGTTCGTATTATAATCGAAAATATATTCATGCTGATTTGCACAATGGAAATTGGAAAGTTAAATATAATTCTAAAATAAATCGGTATCAATTAATTATATATGATTTTGGATTATGTTATGATGTTACAGACTTTGATATATTCACATTAAGAGAGTATTTATCAGAAGGGAAAATAAATTTACTTACCGATAAATTATTAGATATAATAATTGATTGTAGCATAGATAGAAATTCTAATCAATACTTATCATATAAAAATCAGTTTATACAAATCATGGAAGAAACAAATTATATAAAAACTATGGATTTCACACTAATTATGCCAATTTTATATAAATTTCTAATAGATAATCATATTAAAATAAATTCCGATTTACTACTACTTTTTATACTTATTGTTGTTTTTGATAATAATATTAGTAAACTAAAAGAAAAGGTCTCAGAACTTAATAACAATTTAGAAAATTATGATTATCCAAGAATGTTATATTATTGTAAAACAAATAATTTATATAAAAATATAGAAATTCATATAGAGAATTATTTAAATAAAAACAAAACAAAACAATGTTTGTTTAATTATATTGATGAAAAATATTCACATTTAGATAGTTCTGATTCTGATTAAGACGAAATACCTATTATATAAATAAATAATGAAATTAGAATAAATGTTATGCCACTATAAAAACTTCTATTATTTTTAATAAAAATTTTCTTAAAGATATTGATAATTACTGTTAAATAATCTAATACAGTCTTTATATTTTTAAAATCCTTTTTATAATTATAATTAATTAGATCATCTAATATTTCTTGCATTTTAGTACTCCATATTTTAATAACCTCATTAATAGATAAATTTAAAACATTATTAGAATCTAAAAGTTTTTTATTTATAATATTACTTTTAGTATTTAACATATTTAAATTTTGCTTCTCTTCTTCACTTAAATAATTTTCTATATTCATTTATTTAATACTTAAACTAATATATTTTTAATACTTAAATAATATTTTTAATACTTAAATAATATTATTTAAAATAACATATTTTTAATTCTTAAAAAATAATAGTATAAAATATATTTTAATTGTTCACTTTTTCTATTAAAAAAAGGTTTAAACATATAATATATTATTAGTAAAATAACTAATATAGCAGCAATTATATTACCAGATTTTCCTAAAGATATATCCATTATATACTATATATATATATTATATTTTATTTATTAAATCTACGTGTGTCAATAAATGTCTTACACAACAAACTCTATCAATACCCAATTTATCAAACATAACTTTACTATCTTTAATTTTTTGCTCTATAATTCCTAATTCTAATACAGATATTATATCATCATCATTTGTATTATAAAGTTGGTTTAATTTTTTATATTCATCATATTTAGAGGCTAAAATTTTATTGCACGTAAAACACCGAATAGGAATAATCATTATAATTATATAATAAAATAATTTTAATAAATTATCAAATTTTTTAATAAAATTATTTAAGATTATAAAATATTATATTATTAAATGACTACAAATTTATTTAATCTATCATTATTAAAAAATTCTTACAATTTAATTTCCAGTTTATCGCACAAAAATAATACTGAAATTAGTCAAATATTAGAACCTCTTACAACATTAATAACATTATCTATTATATCTTTTAAATCTGTTGGGACCAAAATTGCGGTCTCATCCAATAAAATATATATTCAAGAACCAAATATTGTACAAGGTATTATTAGGTGGACATATGGAAATAATAGAGAAGAAATTCATTATCTTCTAAAACCTTTATTTAGATGTATACAATTATATAATCCTAAAGAAAATTCTGATTTAAAATTACTTTTTGAGTTTGCAATAGAAGGTTTAAAATTATTAAAAAAAAGTTATAATAGTACATCATCTATTTATGCCATACATTAGATTTATACATTGGAGTATTAGAATCTAGTATTAAAACAGAAAGTATAGCTATTGATAGTTTTAAAGACTTTCGATCTCTAAGAAATAATCTAAATTTAAGTGAATTTACTAAAGTAAATTTAGATAAATTATTTACAAATATATGGTCTGAAGATGAAATTAAAATAGTGTGTAGTATGTTATCACTTGCTAATACAAATAGTAATAGTATTAAAAGTTATATTAATGGTATAGAATCTATATTAATAACAAAAGAAAAAATGGTTAATACTATTATTAAAGATACAAATAATTTATTTTAAAATAATAATTTATTATAATATAATAAATTATTATAGTATAATATGTCTAATCAAGAATTAACGGAAATTATTAAATTATTAGGAGAACGTATTATTAAAATAGAAAAAACATTATTACACCATAGTACTAAATTAAAAACAACTACAACTACTTCTAATATAGAAAAACGTCTAGATATTTTAGAAAATAATATACATACCAATAAAGTCTCTAGAAATACTTCTAATATAGAAAATACTAATTATAAAGAAAAAATAGATAACTATATAGAAAAAAATATAAAACTTGTGAAAGAAGAACAACTTAAATTATTTGATTAACAAATAAAATTAAATAAAAATATAAAATTACTAGAGAATAGTATTAAAAGTTTTGAAAAAAAAATAAAATTATTTTAGTTACAACTATTCTAGTCATAAATTGTATGAATTAGCTATATGAATTAGCTATATATGAATTAGAATTAGCTATATGAATTATCTATATGAATTAGCTATATGAATTAGAATTAGCTATATGAATTATCTATATGAATTAGCTATATGAATTATCTATATGAATTAGCTATATGAATTAGCTATATGAATTAGCTATATAAATATTCTTTAATAAAATAAGTAATATCATCTTTATTATAACCTCCTGATATAGAAATATTCATTTTATTATAATTAAAATATTTATTTGATACATCTATTATACTTTCTGCTGTGACTCCTGTAAATTTATCTATAAGATAATTAAAATCTATTATAGGATTGTGTTGATGTAAAACTTGTTTCCCATAATAGTCAGTTAGTGTATGTGAATCTTCGGTAGATAATACTAAGCTACCTCTTAAATAACCTTTTACTTTATTTAGTTCTTCTTCTCCTACTTTTGTCTTTTTTAATTTCTTAATATTTTCTAATAATATAGGTAATCCACCTGGTCCAAATTCTAATAGATTTTTTTCTTTAAATAATACATTTTCTAAATGTTCTTTATTTTTTAGTTTGGATTCATTCTTCATAAATAAACTATCTTTATCAAAACTAGTATAGATATAAAAACATCCAGTATTTTTGTAATAATCAATGCTCACTGATACATTATAAGATAGTCCGTGGGTTTCCCTTAAATCTATAAATAATCTAGAACTCATATTTCCAGCTAGTAATATTTTAATGACCTCTAAAGTAAATTTATCCTCACTATATCTAGATTCTATTGGAAACCCTATCGCTATGTGGACTTGTTCTAAATCTTTATTTTTAACAATAAATCTTGGTAGGGTTTGTATTTCTAAAGTAGAAGATTTATTTTCTTTATTTTCTTTATTTTTAGTATAGTCCTTAAAATATGTATTATTTAATATAGATTTTATAGATTCTACATCTAAATTGGACGAGATTGATATACATATATTGTTTGAAACATAATATTTTTTATAATAGTCTATAATATCATTTCTTGTATAATTTAATATATATTTTTCTTCCGCACCAATAGAATTTTCTAATGGATTTCCTTTAAAAAGTATTTTATATAAATCCTCTATGAGTTGTTGTTCTGGATTATCTTTACTCTTATTAATTTCCTCTACAACAACTCTTTTTTCTAATTCAAAATTAGCATTATCAAAAATAGAATTTAACAACATATCTCCAAGTATAGATAACCCTTTTTCTAAATACTTGCTATCTAACTTTATAATAAAAGATGTTAAATCTTTATCTGTATAAGCATTAAAATAAGCACCAATACTATCTAATTCTTTAGATATTTGTGTTGGGTTAGGACGCTCCACAGTGCCCTTAAATAAAATATGTTCTAAGAAATGAGAAGCTCCTCTTAAATGTTCAGGCTCATCAATAGACCCAACACCTATAAATACTGATATACACGATATATTATTATCATTTTTTGGTAAATATATTACTTTTATACCATTTTTTAAATTAAATTGTTCATAATTTATTTTCATATATTTATAACAAGATAATTTAATTATCTATTATAAATCTAGATAGATTAATTTTTTATAATATCAATAATATACGAATATAGTAAAAATAACTTAGATAATTAGTAATAATAGTTGTATTTAAAATTGATTTATTTAAAGCTATTTATTTAAATAAATAAAATGAATAGTGACTATAATTTTATGAAAGCTGGACGTTCTACTTTAATTGAACCCCAAAAATTATCAGATAGTGAATTAGAGAGTATAGATGTATTACTTTCTCTATTTATAAGTAATGCGATGATAAATTCTTCTAATTATGTTAACTATTGTGGTCGAAATGGAGTCAGTACAACAGATTTAGTATATGGGTTACGTTATGAAGTATTTGAGTTTTTTAGTAGACCTAATTTAAATAATGATATTGCACAAATGACTGAAGATTATAGAGATATGTTAGATAATGATTCGGACGAGGAGGGTGAAGACGATATTAATGATATAGTAATGCCTGACGATGAAGTGGAAGAATTTAAAAAAATAGATTCTAATAATATTACTGAAGAAAATAAATTATTTATAGAGAAATTTCATCATTATTATGATATATGGGATTCTTGGGAACCTAATACTCCATTAGAAATTATTTTAAAAACTGCCATTGATAAAATTAATAAATAATTATTTTCATTATAATTATCATAATAAATATTTTATTTAAAACTAAACCAATCATTCAATAATATTAATATGGATACTTCCGATCATTTTATGCGCGTAAAAATATGACTCTGATATATCATCTTATTTAAGTAACAAGAAGAAATGGATAGTACAAAAAAAGTTAATAATATAAGATTATAGTATATTTTAATTCTATATTTTTTTAAATAAATATGTATGTATATGTATATGTATCTTCAAAAAATTATAGAATTAAACAATATTACAGATAATAACATTAGTAATAAAATTAGTAATAAAACAATTGCTATACACGATATAAATTCAGTTTCTGATATTGAACCAATTATTGATAATAAAGTTCCTGAAAAATTGGAACAAATACCCTTTGATATAGGCAATCTTGTAGAAGCAGTATTTAATGCTTCTACAATTAATAATATTTCGAATAAAAGTCTATATGAGAATAAAGACCCTTTGGGTGAATTAGCAACAAACGCTATCTTTATGATTGTATGTTCTTACAAGATAGATGATAGTGATACACCTCCAATCGCATATAACAATTACGAACTGAACACTATCTCAAATACAATTGTGCACGTGGCAGACACTTGGTTATCATATCTTGTAAATAATGGAGATACAGGAGGAACAGATAAATTTAGCCAAGATTCTTTATCTGGTATTGTTTATTTGTCTGAAAAATTTTCTGATTACGTTCTTGTTAATAGCGATTCAGTGGCAGCATGTGTATATAATGCTGTTTTAAATAGTGTTAATTCTAAATTTATATTAACTGTTATAGATAAACTATTAGCAACTATCGATTTAACATCTAATTTAGAAACATTTAATGAAAAAAATTTAATAAAGGCACTAAGATTAAACGCAAATGTTCATACTTCTACAGCTATTGCTTTTGCTAATAATATTAATAAGGCGATTATTGCAAATAGTATTGCTAACGTTTCGGGGTTTTCAAATACACTAAGTTATACAACAACATCCTCAAATATTAGAAACTCAAAAATACAATATTTAGTCAATAATTATACTGTATATAGCATTGTAGTGAATATGTCATATTTATCCCTATTACAGCAAGAATCGATTCATAATAAATCTATAATAACTTCTATCGAATCCGCTATAAACCTATCATCAAAAGCTGCTAATTTTATGGGACTTACAGAAATAGACATAACAAATATTTCAAATGCCAGTGTACTTTGTTGTAATACAATTAATCCATTAACACTTAGTAATTTAGCATTTGTATCATCTAGTATTCCTACTAATAGAGAATTAGATTTAAATATAATTAATCACATATCTATTATTACGGGTATAACTGCAAATCTTTCTATTCATAATTATAATAATATTAAGGAAAAAGACAGTCTGGCAAATCTGTATAAAACTCTAAATCAAGATTCTAAAACGATAGAGGATATAACTATAATTATTTCGGCTGAAGCTATATCTAAAAGTATATTTGGTAGTAAAGCCGCCGCCAAACTTGCAAAGGATTTTTTATCAAAAATATACGTTACACATATGAATGATATTATAGATAAGGCTGAAATGAATATAGATAATAATAACCCTATAAGTTATACCAGTAGTCTTTCTAAATTACCATTTATTAATAAAATTGCTATTCTTTCGCTATATGTTTCTAATATTATTTCTATATGGATAAATAAAGAAACATTTAATCAGACTATAACTAAAAAAAATATAAACAATAATACAAATAATACTAAAATAACAACTATAGCAGCTTATCTTATACCAAGTATTTTGTTATTAAAAACTAGAAAAAAATAGATTTTAAAAAGATATAAAATAAATGTAACCTTTATAATCTTTTATCAAAATATTGTTATTAATTATTATAGGACGTGATAATAATATTTTATGTAATAATGTATCAGATTTTATTAATGTTCCATCTATAGAATTTAATATATAAATACCTCCTGTGTTGTCTAAAATATAAATATTATCATTGTATATATTCGAATCGATTAAATTTTTATCGCAATTAAAATTCCATAATTCGGTTAATGTTAAATCAAAACAATAAATAATTCCTAAAAAACTAATAATATAAATTCTATCATTAATACTAAAAGGTTTATGAACTATACAATAATTTATATTGATACTTTTAATTACTTCTCCATTTAAATTTAATAATATGATATTACCATCACTTGTTCCTATATAAATATTATTTTTAAAAATAAGAGGTTCAGTTATTAAATCACCGTTAATACTATATTTCCATTTTAAATTAGAATTAATATCTAAACAATACAAAAACGTATCGGAACTTGAGAAATATATAAAATCATTGTATAATACTGCATTACTATAAATTTCATTATCTGTTTTATATTTCCATACAAGTCGTTGGTTTTCTTTTTGTTCCCCTATAATATTTATTTTATATAAATTATTATCATCACACCCTATATATAAATTATTTTTATATATGGTAGGTGATGAAAATAATGGATCTCCTAGTTTTAAGCACCATACTAATCGATATTTAAATTTATCTTCTGGTTCACTAATATCTAATTTATATATTAAACCATTTAAATCTCCAAAATAAATATAATTATTTTCTATATTAGGTTTACATAATATTTCTTCATCCGTTTTATATTCCCATAATATAATTCCCTGAAGATTAATTGCCAATAAATTTTTATAACCTGTAATGTAAATTATATTATTATAGTGTATAGGTTGTGCTTCGGTATCGCCTATAAATAATTTCCAATGTATCATATTTTATATATATATATATATTAATTAAACGTTAAATATATATTAAATAATTTCTAAATAGATTAGAATAATTTCTAAATATATAATATAATGAGCGTTCTATATAATAAAATAGATGGATTATTTGACCAATACATTGGTGATCAACTAGATAATACCGAATGTGTCGAGACATTAAATCTAATAAAACAAGAAGTTCTTCAGAGTATACTAAACGACTATACAAACTACTCTAAACGTGTAGCAATTATAAAAACACCTTATAAAAGTAGTAAAGGTGGATTTGTAATACATAATTCATTAGAATCTGCTGCTAAATTTATCGCTAAAGAAAGTCGACAAGATGAAACCAAGATTTTAGAAAATTTAACAAAATCTGGAAAAGCATATAGCTGGAATGCTATTAGTATTAATGAAATACAAAATATTAATAAAAAAGGTGGTGCTAATCCGTATCACACTATTATAAATCCATTAACAAATACAAAGGTTGATATTAATAGTAACTTAGGTAAAAGTATAATAGATAATTATTATAGTACTATTTTAAATAATTAACTTATTAATATAACTCAATATTATAATGTAAATTAAATAATAATTAAATATTTTTGTATTATTATATAAATGGGAAATTCTATTAATAAAAAAAACACTTTATGTGATTATACTTTACACGATATTAAAACAAGTAAAAAATTATTATTTATTTTAGAGTAAAAATAATTGATGCTACTAATTATATATTATTACATCCAGGTGGAACGAAATGTCTTTACAAAAGAAAAGGTAAAAAATTATGACCGATTATAAATTTCATTCTAACAAACTAATACTATCAATACATAAAGGTAAATTAGTTTAAATGCTCGCGGAATGTTAAACTATATCTAGTATCGCACGGATGATCTGTTTTTTTAATTTCGTGGCTAAAGTATTTTTGAGACGCACCAGCCATTATAAATAATGACCCATTTTCAAGCTCTATATCTAGATTTAAATGTTCTTTAGAACAATCTGGTTTTATCTCATTTATATTAGAATCATCATATAGTATTCTTTTTAATCGCAGTATTCTAGATGAACCAACTGATAATCCAACAATTGTGGGATTAGTTCCGAAACTACTTAATGAATCTCTATGAGGCTTTATAGAATCATTATTGTCTCTATACTTATTTATAAGACAGCTATTAATAGTAGGCACTGCAACCCGCAGATAATTTAAATTTAACGAATTAATTATAGTTTGTATAGACGTCTGTAATTCTGTAAGATAACTATCATAATCATTAGATTCCCAGCGAAGATATCTACCGTTCCAATCTTTACAAAAATATTTATTTTCTGTATGATACCACAATTGTTCTCGTAAAATTTCTTTATTCCAAGATGTAACACCTCTTCTACACTCCTTTTTATCCAACCAATGCCTTATTGTTTTTAATTTATCTTTAGAAAATACATTAGGTATATAAATAAATATAGAATTTTCACCATTTACTTCTGGTATAATTTTAAACATTCATTGTCTATATTTTAAACAATATTATATATATCAAATTTATTTACTGTATACTTGGATAAAATATGGTAGTTTAATATAATTTAAATATGGTAATTTAATATAATTTAAATATGGTAATTTAATATGGTAATTAAATTTGATAAATTTTCATTTCATAGTTACTTTACATAAAATGAAAATTTTTATAAAACCTCCAGGTTTTACATCCAATGATTTTAAATATGATTTAATAGATAGAAAACTTCTGTCAAGTAAATCGTGTTATATAGGAAGATTAGATCCAATGGCACGCGGTAATATGTTATTTTTGGAAAATAAAGATTGTTCATTAATGGATACGTTTATTGGTACACGAAAATCGTATGAATTTGAGATTATTATTGGATTATCCACTGACACTGATGATATATTAGGTATTTTAGATAACAAAAATTTAAATTATAATACTGAATCTATACTATCTAAAGTTAATATGGAAATTAAAAATAGTATAACTATTACAAATCAAAAATTTCATAGATATTCTTCATTTATGTTGAGAAAAGGCGATAAACGATTACCTTTATGGGAATGGAATAAATTAAATCAGTTAGACGAAGAAGATATCCCAAGTAAAGAAGTATCTGTAGATACGATATCTATTATTGGTCATAAAACGTACACTTTAAAAGAGCTTTTCGAAGACTTTATCGGGAGAATATCGATGTTAAATAAGAAACATAACTTTAGACAAGAGGAAATTATACAACAGTGGAAAGACCTTACCGCGATATACTCAGATCA